ATAGGAGTGAAAAATTAGGAAAATAATATTAAGGCCTCTCATAGTATGTGACTTATGAGATTGCAGTTTGCTTCAAATAGCAGTTAGTTTATAAAATTAAAAACAAGTAATGGTTAAAAGCCTATAACCTGGTAATGATACTAGGTTATGGGCTTCTTTTTTTGCGAAAGAATAAGATTTTATGCCAGCTTACGGCTACCTTATAGAGGCGGTAAAGACAATAAAAAAGTTTGTTAAAACCATAAGATATTGTACTTGGCCGCGGCTACATTACAGAGGGGTTATAAAATCCTTCGAAAGTGAGGTGAATAATGATGCACAATCTTAAAATCAGTGTATCAAAGGCACCACGGGCAGATAATCTGCTTTCCTGTCGTACTGTAAACATCAGAGAGCGTCTGCTGCGTTTCCTCTTCGGGGAAAAGCATAAGGTCACTATCTTGATTCCAGGTGACAGGGTTGACGAGGTATCTATCTGTGGTGCATCCGTAGGAGGTGCTACAAATGATTAATGCAGAGATTCTTCTCAAGCTGGCTAATGATTTGCATAATCTGGCTGACGTTATTGCAGTGCTAGGTAAATCCTTGCAGGAAGAAAAACCAGCTCCAAAAGAGGAAGCAAAGCAGGAGCCTAAAGTTACTTTGGAGGAGGTCCGTGGTGTACTTGCTGCCAAGAGCAGGGATGGCTATACAGCTGAGGTGCGTGGCATCATCCAGAAGTATGGTGCTGAATGCCTGAGCGGTATCAGCGAAAAGGACTATCCTGCGGTACTGAAGGATGTGGAGGGCCTAGGGAAATGAGCAAACATGCAATACTGTCAGCATCTGCCTCTCATCGCTGGCTTAACTGCCTTCCATCAGCAAGGCTTGAGCTGAAGTTTGAGAACAAGGGTTCTGAGGCTGCTGCTGAAGGGACTGCTGCCCATGCCCTGTGTGAGCATAAGCTGAAGAAAGCCTTGAAGAGAAGGTCCAAGCGTCCTGCATCAGAGTATGACTCTGATGAGATGGAGGAATGTACTGATGCTTATGTGCAGTTTGTTATGGAGCATTATATGGCTGCTAAGGAATCTTGTGCTGATCCGCTTATTCTCATTGAGCAGAAGCTGGACTTTTCAGAGTATGTGCCGGAAGGATTCGGTACCGGGGATTGCCTTATTGTATCAGATGGTGTTCTGCACATAATCGATTTCAAGTATGGCCTTGGCGTGCTGGTGGATGCGGTAGAGAATCCGCAAATGAAACTTTATGCTCTTGGTGCATTAGGTCTGTTCGATGCCATATATGATATCAGGGAAGTATCGATGTCGATTTTCCAGCCAAGACGTGAAAACGTCAGTACCTGGACTATCCCTGTTGAAGAACTGAAGCGTTGGGCAGATGATGAGCTAAAGCCTAAGGCTGCAATGGCTTTCAACGGGGAAGGAGATTACTGCCCTGGCGAATGGTGCGGATTCTGCAGAGCTGCTGTAAGATGTAGGGCTAGGGCAGAAGAGAAGCTGAGGCTTGCTGAGGAAGAATTCAGATTGCCACCGCTGCTAAGTGATGACGAGGTAGCTGAAATGCTGGTGCTGATACCAGACATTACCAAGTGGGCTAATGAGGTAATTGCTTATGCTACGGATGCTGCTGTTAACCACGGCAAAGAATGGAACGGCTTTAAGATCGTGGAAGGCCGTTCGGTCCGTAAGTATCGTGATGAGGCTAAAGTAGCTGAAGTTGCCAAGCAACATGGTTATTCTGACATCTACCGTCAAAGCCTTATCACATTGACGGAAATGCAGAAGCTGATGGGCAAAGCAAATTTTGAAGAAATTCTTGGTGATCTAATCTACAAACCACCAGGAAAGCCGACTCTTGTTCCTATGTCAGACAAGCGTCCGGCTATGAACGTATCAAATGTTATGAACGAATTTAACGAAATCTAGGAGGATTTAAAAATGGCTAATTTTAAAAAGACTAAAGTTGTTACTGGTATTAACACTCGTTTATCTTACTTCCACGGCTGGGAACCCGTCTCCATCAATGGCGGCGCTGAGAAGTATTCTGTTTCCGTGCTTATCCCTAAAAATGATGTAGAGACCGTCAAGGCTATTAATGCTGCTATCGATGCTGCTATTGAGGAAGGCATTGCTAAGTTTGGTGGCAAGAAACCTAACCGCAATGCTATTAAGCTTCCCTTACGTGATGGCGATATTGAGCGTGAGGACGAGGCTTATAAAGGCCACTATTTCATTAATGCCAACAGCACTACGGCACCTCAGATTGTTGACCGTGCTGTAAGACCGATTCTGGACCGCAGTGAAGTTTACTCTGGCTGCTATGGTCGTGTTTCCCTGAGCTTCTATGCTTTTAACCGTAACGGTAATAAAGGCATTGCCTGCGGACTTGGAAACATCCAGAAAATCCGTGATGGCGAACCCTTAGGTGGCAGAGGCAGCGCTGATGATGATTTCAGCACACTTGCAGACGATGATTTCCTGGCATAACCTGCTGGCTTAACTTTTGAAAATAGAGGCGGTATGGAGAATATCCGTACTGCCTTTTTCATATATTGGAGGTTGCGAAAATGACCGAAATAAAAGAAATACACTTGGACATAGAGACATTCTCTTCTGTAGATCTTGGCAAAAGCGGGGTGTACAGATATGCTACTTCACCTGATTTTGAGGTGCTTTTATTGGGCTATAGCGTTGACGGAGGAGCGGTGAATGTAATTGACCTAGCCAATGGAGAAAATCTCCCAGAGGAGCTCATAGAAGCCCTGAGAGGTAATTCTGTAATCAAGTATGCGCACAATAGTGCCTTTGAACGTGTGTGCTTATCCAGGTTCCTTGAAATGCCGGTTGGAAGCTATCTTGACCCTAAGTCCTGGAGATGCACTATGGTATGGTCCGCTTATATGGGGCTACCTCTCTCCTTGCTGGGTGTTGGTGCTGTCCTAGGTCTGGAAAAGCAGAAGCTGGCAGAGGGAAAGGACCTGATACGCTATTTCTGTATGCCATGTAGCCCAACGAAGGCAAATTCCGGTAGAGTAAGAAACCTGCCTGAGCATGATGTTGAGAAGTGGTCTAGGTTTAAGGCATATAATATCCGTGATGTGGAAGCTGAAATGCAGATAGCTGCTAGGTTGAAAAAGTTTCCTGTGCCTGACTACGTTTGGGAGGAATATTGGCTTAATGAGAACATAAATGATAGAGGTGTTCTGGTAGATATGGATTTTGTAAATAAAGCAATTACTATTGACGGAATTGTTCGTGAGAAGCTGACTACCAAGATACAGAGTCTAACGGATTTAGATAATCCTAACTCTGTGGTACAGATGAAATCGTGGCTTAACGGTAATGGCGTTGAGATGGAGTCTCTTGGTAAAAAAGATGTAGCTGCTAAAATAAAGGAAGCTGAAGGCAATGTTGCTGAAGTGCTTGCTATTCGTCAGCAGTTAGCAAAGTCATCTGTTAAGAAATATACTGCCATGAATAATGCTGTGTGTAGCGATAATAGGGTAAGAGGTATGTTTCAGTTTTACGGTGCCAATAGAACTGGTAGATTCACTTCAAAAATAGTACAGCTTCAGAACCTTCCGCAGAACCATATACAGGATTTAGCTGAGGCTAGAGAATTGGTACGTAGCGGTAATTATGAAGCCTTGGAGATGCTATATGAGGATATTCCTGATACCCTCTCTCAGCTTATTCGTACCGCCTTTATTCCTAGACCGAGGGCAAGGTTTTTTGTCGCAGACTTTTCTGCAATAGAGGCTAGGGTAATCGCGTATCTTGCCAAGGAGTCCTGGAGGTCTGATGTGTTTAAAAACGGGGGAGATATTTACTGTGCCTCTGCAACACAAATGTTCGGGGTTCCGGTAGAGAAGCATGGTATTAATGGGCATCTAAGGCAAAAAGGTAAGATTGCAGAATTGGCGCTTGGATATGGTGGATCTGTGGGGGCCTTAAAATCAATGGGGGCTCTTGAAATGGGTCTTACTGAGGAAGAACTACAGCCGCTAGTGGATGCCTGGAGAATGTCTAATCCTAATATAGTAAAGCTATGGTGGGATGTTGACAGGGCTGTTAAGAAGGCAGTTAAGGATAAAACTGAGCAGGCCACTCACGGCATAAGGTTTTGCTGCAGAAGTGGGATGCTCTTTATTACCTTGCTATCCGGAAGGCAACTAGCTTATGTTAAGCCACAAATGGGTACTAATCGTTTTGGCGGTGAATCCGTTACTTATGAGGGCGTAGGTAGCACGAAGAAGTGGGAACGTATTGAAAGCTACGGACCCAAATTTGTGGAAAATATCGTTCAAGCAATAAGCAGGGACCTGCTACTTTTTGCCATTAGGAATCTAAGTGACTATAGTATTGTAGCTCATTGCCACGATGAGCTGATCATAGAGGCTGTCGAAGGAATGAGCCTCAAAACTGTATGTGAAGAGATGTCCAAGACACCTCCCTGGGCTGAAGGTCTCCTGCTACGTGCCGATGGGTATGAATGTAATTTCTATAAAAAAGACTAGCTACTAGCATAAGATTTTATCTTCTATAAAGGCTACCTTTTAGGAGGTGCTGTTTATGGATGATAAGATTGTAATGTCAAAACAAGAGCGGCTTGATAAGATGCGCTGTGCTCAATTCCTGTTACAGATGATTATAAAGTATGGTGCTCAAATACAGGAAAAACATAATAAGCAAGGCTGCAAAAATAATTAGAAAAAAGGGGCAAGAAACTTAAAATTCTTGCTCCTTTTGCGCTTACAAAACATGGATTTCACGGCATAATGGTTATAGACAATATCGGTTGTCTGAAAGGTGGGGAAAATATGGAAAATACGAAACACGAAAGTTCTAAGGTTTATATCTACACAAGAGTATCTACGATGATGCAGGTCGATGGTTTCTCCCTGGATGCACAGAAAGAAGAAATCATGAGGTATGTTCAGTACAAGAATATGCATGTTGTAGGGGAGTATACGGATGAAGGTAAATCTGGCAAGAATATCCAAGGCAGACCAGGATTTCAGCAGATGATTGATGATATAGTAGACAGGAAGGACGGTATCTCCTTTGTAATCTGCTTCAAGCTTTCCCGCTTTGGTCGTAACACGGCAGATATCCTTAATTCCTTGAAACTGATGAAACGATACGGAGTTCACCTGATCTGCGTAAAGGAGAACATCGATAGCTCGCTTGATTCGGGTAAAATGATGATAAGCATCCTAGGTGCTATGGCAGAGATTGAAAGGGATAACATATCCGTTCAAACCATGGCAGGTAGACGCGAGAAGGCAAGACAGGGTGGCTGGAATGGTGCCAAACCCCCATATGGCTATCAGCTAGTTAATGGCAAGGTTGAAATCCTAGAAGAGGAGGCAGAGCACATCAGACTAATTTTCGATAAGTATGTAAATACCAATTTAGGTACTGTCGGCGTAGCTAGATGGATGAATGAGCATGGTTACAAGAAAATCATTAATACCCATAACGGGCTAGATGTATTTACGGATAACTTTATTGAAAAGGTTCTGGCAAACCATACATACTGCGGCAAGATTGCTTATGGCAAACGCAAGACCGTTTTAGTAGAAGGTTCGGAAGATGAGTACCATACCATTATGACAGGTGATTTTCAGGTTTATGAAGGTCAGCACGAAGCTATTATTCCTATAGAGCTTTGGGAAGCAGCACAGATAAAAAAACAATCTTCTGCTGGAAAGAGAGAGATTGTTGATAAGGATCATCAATATATATACTCAGCATTGGTGAAATGTCCAAGATGTGGTAAGTCTTTATACGGCATTCCTATGAGGGGTAGAACTAGAAAAAAGGATGGGACCTTATATCCAACCTATTACGCGTACACATGCCGCTCAAGTATACATCATAACGGAATTAAATGTGGATATGGACAGATATCTTGTGGTATAATAGATAAGGCTATGGCAAGTATTATTTCCAATATAGTAGATGCTGAAAACTTCGGAAGTACGATGAATCAACTGCTTAAAGACCAAATCGATACAACTGAGGTTGAAATGGAACTTGATGCTGCCATAAAAGCAAATAGGCAAGCCCTTGGGTTGCAGAGAAAACTAGAGGGCGAGTTGGATAGGCTTGATGTAATGGACAAGCATTACGATCGTAAGTATGAGAGCCTGAGCAGAAGACTTGATGAAGCCTTTGATGCAATTGAGGAGTCTGAAAAGCGGGTTGCTGATTGTGAAGCAAAGCTGGAGTCAGTTAAACGCCAGAACCTTACCAAGGATAGTATATGTGAATCCTTGAAGATATTCCACGAATACTTCGACACCATGAACGATTATGAAAAGAAGAGCTTTGTGAATACCTTCATCAAGAGCATTGAGCTTTATCCGGAGAAGGGTAGAAAAAATGGTTGCCCTATAAAAACGGTGCACTTCAGGTTCCCGGTTGCTTATAGCGGAGAGCCTGTGTATGATTTTTCACCACCTTTAAGGACAACCGATGAGACGGTTACTTTGCTGAAAAAAGTGAATATTTGAGAGTTTTAGTTGTAGAGAACAAATCAATAGTATAT